AAATAATGATGGAAAACATTCACAGTGAAACGTATTCATTATTAATCGATACATTAGTTAAGGATAGAGAAGAACAAACACATCTGTTTAATGCGATTGATACGATTCCTGCTATTAAAAAGAAAGCCGAATGGGCATTAAAATGGATTGGTTCAGAGTCATTTGTTGAACGTTTATTAGCGTTTGCTGCTGTAGAAGGTATTTTCTTCTCAGGTTCATTCTGTTCAATTTTTTGGTTAAAGAAAAGAGGTCTTATGCCGGGATTAACATTTTCAAATGAATTAATTTCACGTGACGAAGGGATGCACTGTGATTATGCTTGTCACATTTATAATAACCATATTGAAGGTAAGATAAGTGAAAGTAAAATTAAAGAAATTATCTGCGGGGCGTTGGAAATTGAAAAAGAATTTATTCTTGAAGCGTTACCTGTTCGTTTAATTGGTATGAACTCAGATTTAATGGCACAATATCTTGAATTCGTCACAGATAGATTATTAGTTGCTTTGGGTTGTTCTAAAGTGTATAATTCAGAAAACCCATTTGACTTTATGCAAAACATCGCATTACAAGGTAAAACAAACTTCTTCGAAAAGAGAGTTGCCGAATATCAAAAAGCCGGAGTTAATAATGCATCTGAAGATTTAGATTCCGCATTTGGTGACGTAGATTTTTAAAATTAGAAAATAGAAAATGAAAGTAAAAAAGAGAGATGGTTCCCTTGAGGAAATGAGATATGATAAAATCACTAAACGTATTAGTGTTCTTTGTCACGATTTAAATATGGAGTATATTGACCCTACGTATGTTACCTTGAAGGTAACACAGGGTATATACGATGGTATTACAACAACTGAATTGGATGTTTTAGCTGCAGAAACGGCGGCGTCTATGGTAACAACACATCCTGACTACGCAAAATTAGCGGGTAGATTAGCGGTATCTAATTTACATAAAACGACACCAAAAAAGTTTTCACAATCGATTAAAGAACTTTATTCTTTTATTGAACCAAAAACAAATAAAGAGTCGTCGTTGATTGATGAGTCAATCTACAATTTTGTAATGTCAAATAAAGAGGCCTTAGATGGTGCAATACACCAAGAAAGAGACTTAGATTTTGATTATTTCGGTATTAAAACGTTAGAACGTTCTTACTTATTGAAAATAGGTAATCGTATAGTGGAAAGACCACAATATCTTTATATGAGGGTTGCTGTCGGTATCTGTAAAGGAGATGTTGAGATGGCATTAAGAATTTATGACGATTTATCACAACATTTTTATACACACGCAACACCCACTTTATTTAATGCGGGGACTAAGAGACCACAAATGTCATCTTGTTTTTTAATTGGAAATAAAGGTGATGATATTGAAGGGTTGTTCGATACAATTGGTGATGTTGCGAAGATTTCTAAATGGGCTGGTGGTATTGGATTACACGTACACGATGTTCGTGCTAAAGGTTCCTATATTAAGGGAACAGGTGGAGAATCTGACGGTTTGTTACCAATGTTAAAAACATATAACGAAGTTGCGCGTTGGATTAATCAAGGAGGTAAACGAAAAGGTTCATTTGCAATTTATCTTGAACCGTGGCACGCTGATGTTTATGACTTTATTGATTTGAGAAAAAATCACGGTAAGGAAGAAATGAGGGCTCGAGATTTATTTTTAGCAATGTGGACTCCAGATTTGTTTATGCAACGAGTTGAACAAGATGGTGATTGGACATTATTCTCACCGGATGAAGCGCCTGGTTTATCAGATGCATATGACAGTCCCGAAGATAAGGCCTTCACTCGTTTATATGAATCATACGAACAACAAGGTTTAGGTAGAAAAGTTGTTAAAGCGAGAAAATTAATGGACGCCATTTTGACAGCTCAAATTGAAACAGGTACACCTTATATGTTATATAAAGACCCTGCGAATTATAAATCAAATCAAAAAAACTTAGGTACTATTAAGTCATCAAACTTATGTACTGAAATTATTGAATATAGTTCACCAACCGAACAAGCGGTTTGTAATTTAGCATCATTAGCGTTACCAAAATATATTATAAACGGAGAATTTTCACACGACGTATTATATAGTTCAGTATACCAAGTGGTGAGAAACTTAAATAATGTTATTGATTTAAATTTCTACCCAACAGAAGAAACAAAACGTTCAAACTTCAAACACAGACCAGTTGGTTTAGGTATTCAAGGTTTGGCGGATGTTTTCTGTTTATTAGGTTTACCATTTGAATCGGATGAAGCGGATAAATTACAAACCGATATTTTCGAGACAATTTATTTTGCGGCATTAACGTCGTCAAAAGATTTATCGAAAGAAGTTGGTCCGTATGAAACAATTGTCGGATCACCAATTGAAAAAGGGATTTTTCAATTTGAAATGTGGGGTAAAAAAGATTCAGATTTATCTGGTCGTTGGGATTGGGAAACTTTGAGAAATGAAGTAAAGGATTATGGTATCAGAAATTCATTATTAGTTGCACCAATGCCCACCGCATCCACCGCTCAAATTTTAGGTAACAACGAAGCATTTGAGCCATTTACTACCAATTTATATTCTCGTCGTACTTTGAGTGGTGAGTTTATTATGATTAATAAACACTTAGTTAATGATTTATTAAATCTTGGGATGTGGAACGAAGACATTAAAAAGAAATTAATAATGGAAAACGGATCAGTCCAAAATATCCCTGAAATCCCTACCCAATTAAAAGAGGTCTATAAAACTGTTTGGGAAATGTCACAAAAAAGAATTTTACAAATGGCGGCAAATAGAAGTATTTTTATTGATCAATCACAGTCGTTGAATTTATTCATAGCTGACGCAACTAAGGCAAAATTATTAGCCGCACATTTATTTGGTTGGAAGTTAGGTTTAAAAACGGGTATGTATTATTTAAGAACGAGAGCAGCTGTTGACGCGTTGAAAGGGTTAGGTGTTGACACATCATCAACTAAACCTATCGAAATTACATCTTCAGTTAATAATGTAGAAGTACCTACAAATAATACTTTAATAAGTGAACAAACTCCAGAATTGGTGATGACATCTGATAGACCGACAGATTCACCATTCGAATGTGAGGGTTGTGGTTCATAAAAATAATGGAAGATCTCCTAAAAGTACATCCCTATGATAGTGGTACTTTTAGATTCCAGGTCTCGAGAATAAAGGAGGTGAATATCAAGACACTAATTAATCCTGACTTTGGTCGGGATTTTTTATTTATTACCATTTTATAATAGTTTATATTTATAGAGTATGACAACATATGGTATAGATTTTCCATTTAGAGATAGTTTAAAAGGTGACTACCTTAGTTTAACTGAAACACCTGAAAGAGAAGTTAGGGCTAATTTGATACATCTTTTATTAACAAAAAAAGGAAGTAGATATTTTTTACCCGATTTCGGTACCAGAATATATGAGTATATTTTTGACCAAAACGATATGGTGACCTTTAGTTTAATTGAGGACGAGATAAGAGAAGGTGTGAAAAAATACATACCAAATTTAGAAATTAATTCTATAGATATTGTCTCAGCAGAAGAGGACCCGAATCAAGATGTAACAATAAGTCAAATGGAAGATGAGAGATTATTTAGGGTCTCCGACTACTCAACTAAACCATATACTGCTAAAGTAAGAATAAATTATACGGTAAATAACGGAGCCTTTTCATCATCCGATTTTGTAATTATAAACATATAATATGAGTAAGAAAATATCATACGCAACCAGAGATTTTGCGGGATTAAGAAACGAATTAGTTAACTTAACTAAGGATTATTATCCTGATTTGGTTAAAAATTTTAACGACGCATCAATCTATTCAGTCTTATTAGATATTAATGCTGCGGTTGCTGATAACTTACACTTTCATATCGATAGAGTTTGGCAAGAGACTATGTTGGATTTTGCACAACAAAGACAATCATTATTTCATATTGCAAAAACTTACGGTATTAGATTACCAGGAGTTAGACCGTCAGTAGCACTATGTGACTTCTCAATAAATGTACCTGTTAGTGGTGATAAAGAGGATTTACGTTATTTAGGTATATTAAAAGCAGGTGCACAAGTTTCTGGCGGAGGTCAAGTATTTGAAACGATTGAAGATATTGATTTCTCATTACCGTACAATAGTAAAGGTGAGACGAATAGGTTAAAAATACCGAATTTTGATAGTAACAATAGATTGTTATCCTATACCATAACTAAAAGAGAGGCGGTGGTTAACGGAACAACTAAAATTTTCAGAAGAGTAATAAATCAAGTGGATCAAAAACCATTTTTAAAACTTTACCTACCCGAACAAAACGTTTTAGGTGTGACAAGTATAATACATAAAGATGGTACAACGTTTGCCGGTAACCCAACAAGTAACGAATTTGCGTCGTCAACTAATAAGTGGTACGAAGTTAAATCTTTAATTGAAGATAAAGTGTTTATACCCGACCCAACAGGTGAACAAGATAGACCTAATTTTAAATCGGGAACCTATTTAAATGTTAATAATAAATTTGTTACAGAATATACACCTGAGAGTTATTTTTCAATCACATTCGGTTCGGGAACGGTTAATCCTTTGGATAATTTAGATAACTATATGAGTGGTGATATGAAAGTAAACCTTGCTAGTTATTTAAATAATATGTCATTGGGTGCGATACCAAAAACAAATACCACATTATTTGTCAAATATCGTGTTGGTGGTGGTAAAGATTCGAATTTAGGTGTAAACGTCATTCAAACAGTCGATGATGTGGAATTTAATGTAACAGGACCCAATTCAACCACAAATACACAAGTAGTGAACTCATTAAGAGTCACTAATATTACACCGGCAGTTGGCGGGGCAGACCAACCAACAATAGAAGAAATACGTAATATGGTTTCTTATAATTTTTCGGCACAAAATAGAGCAGTTACGTTAAATGACTATAAAACGTTGATTGAAACTATGCCATCAACGTATGGTGCACCTGCGAAAGTTAACGTGATGGAAGAAGATAATAAGATTCGTATTAAATTATTGTCATATGATGAAAGTGGTAATTTAACCGACGTCGTGTCTAACACATTGAAAAATAACATATTAAATTATCTTTCAGAATATAGAATGATTAATGATTATATCGACGTCGTTACTGGTGAGGTTATTGATTTAGGATTGGAAATTGATTTGACAATCAATAAAAATGAAAGTCAAACAGATATCATCAAGACGGTGATTGAAGATGTGGTTAACTTCTTTGCAATTGAGAAGAGAAAAATGGGTGACCCGTTATTTGTGGGTGCGTTAAATAAAATAATTGGCACTGTTTCTGGTGTCGAGAATGTTATTGATATTAGAGTTTTCAATAAAACAGGTAGTGGTTATTCATCTGCTGAAGTCTCACAAACTTATATCGATAATACCACGAAACAAATAAGACAGTCTGAAAGTGTAGTATTTATGAAATCCAATCAAATATTTCAAATTAGATACCCAAATAAAGACATTAAAATAAGAGTTAAAACTTTAGGCGGTAGTACTTTTTAACCCTACATTTTAAAATGTTTTTTAGTTATAATAATAGAAAATCGCTTAGTTTCTATTTATTATAAGAATGATTCAAAAACACAGAATTTCAACAAATATTGGTAAAGACCAAAAGATTACGGTAGAATTGAAACAAGATTTCGATGTATTGGAAATTTTGTCTTTAAAGTTTTCACAACAAGACATATATACGTCGATGTGTTCTGATTATGGAGTTGTTTGTGGTAGAATTACTGCTAACGACGGTTTCGGTATCCCAAACGTAAGAGTTTCGATATTCGTTAAACAAAAAGATAGTGACGTAGATGACCCGGTTATTTCTAAATTGTATCCATATACGGACACAACTATGAGAAATGATGATAACATTCGTTATAATTTATTACCAAAAAGACAACAACACGGTGGACATACCCCCGTTGGTACTTTTCCTGACCAATCTGACATTTTAACAAGAGAAGAAGTATTAGAGGTCTATGAGAGTTATTATAGATTTACGGTTAAAACAAATGAGTCTGGTGACTTTATGATTTGGGGAGTACCTACTGGTGAACAAACATTACACGTAGATATTGATTTATCAGATATAGGTTGTTTTTCATTAAGACCATACGACTTTATTAAAAAAGGTAGGGGTGCTGATGATTTTGATAGATATTATAAATTTAAATCAAGTACGGATATTGATGGTTTACCACAAATAATATCATACGATAAGACCATTCAAGTTTACCCATTTTGGGGTAATGAGGAAATGTGTGAAATTGGAATTACAAGAAGTGATTTTGATATGTCGGAAACAGGTATCAAAATTGAACCGATATCTTTAATATTAGCCTCATCAATTACTGACGATGACGAAGACGCGATAAAAAGAACGGGTGTTATTAGAAGAAAAAGTGGTTATAAATGTAATTTACAAACAACTACTGGTAAAATTGAATGTGTTAGACAAACAGGTAGAAAAGTATATGGTTCGGACGGTGTAACTCTTTATCCTGAATTACAATACTACAATATTACAGAAACAATTGACGAGAACGGTACCTCAATGATTGTACTACCGATGAATTTGGAATATGTTTACACTAATCAATTTGGTGAACAAGAATTAACAAACGACCACAATAAAGGTATACCAACAACGGCAATTGCCAGATTTAGATTTAGTTTAGATGCTGATAATGTAAAAACAGGAACAGCGAAATACTTAGTCCCACAAATCAGAGAATTTAATGATGATTTAATTAATGGAGGTAATTATTATGGTGAATATGAGGAATCATTTTTAACCACCTACCAATTTTCAAATGTGTTTGAAGACTATTTAAAAATTGCACCTCAAAGTGGGATGACATTCCAAGCAATGGGTAATAGCGGTACAAATCAAAATACACCAACTGCGATTGCTTGGAGAAAACACAAATTAGATTTAATGTTGGGTACTAACAATAATGGTATACCTGAAGATGTTTTCTATAAATTTATTTTTGGTAAAGTTTATACCCCCTCATCATTTCAAGGTTCACACTATGAAGTATCTGCGGTCGAAAGTTTTTTAGGGTTATCAAGAAGAGACGCGTTCTTGGGTATAAAAGAAATTAGACCAAATGCCGAAGATGACTGTACTGGTAATGCTAATTATATACCAACAAATTTCGCATTTAGAAATAGAATTAAATTTGGGTTAATCTTATCTGAAATTATCACATTTATTCAATATATATTTGCGGTCGTTTCTTTATTTGTTTATGAATCGGTTGGATCGGCATTGTGGTTTGCGGGTAGGTCACTAAGACAAATTGATTTACCATTTGTTGGACACGCATTAGCCGATTTTGGTAGAGATTCGTTATCGAGACCCGGATTACGTATGATGGAAGCGGGCCAAATGATTTTACCATTAACAACATATCCCGATTGTGAAGAATGTACAACAGATCCCGATACTGGTACACCCGTTGTTAGTAATTCGTTTAACGTCGAACAGGGGTGTGCAAAATATGACAAATTTTATGATGAACCGAATAACACACATACCTACATTTGGATAAGTGGAGGTACGGGGTACGGTTCACCACTAACACCATCAAATTATGCTGGTGGTCAAGATTTAGACATACTTAAAGATTGGGGTGCAAATTATCGACCTAATTTTAAAAAGGGTAAACCATACTATACAGGTTCACCATATACAGAATCACTTACATCTCCAGGTCCACAATGGACATTAGCGTCTTCAGTTGGTGGTGATTTAGATACACTAAGATTACCTGAAAGATGTAGAATTGATGGTGGTGATTTGTTAACCTTTAACAAAAAAACAAAATCAGGTTTATCAGAAATAAGAGATGGTGTTGTTATTATTGTTCCTGTTATTGATGGGAAAAATCGTAATTGGACAATTTTAAAAGAATGGTATAGAAGAAAAAGGGTAGGAATTAATTTTTGTGGAGGAGTAACAAATTATTCGTTTATCGACAATTGGTTACACGGAATGCTTTATTTCTTTAAGTTTGATAAAAAAATAAAATGGGATAACAGAACAATTCGTGATTTAAGTCAAAGAGGTTCTAAATTCCCAAGAGAATTAGTTTTCTTTAATGTATTGGATGAAACGTTTTATTATAGAACGACACCATATAATCCTGATGCGGGTTTTTTAGGACAAGTATATAGGAATAACGACAATACAGTAAAGTATAAAGAAATTTTACACCCTACTACGTTTTATGATGTTGGAGTAAGAGATGAGTTTTTATATGAAATTTGTCAAGACCCAAGAATCGACCCAACTTGTTCGGTGATACGAGATATTACGGCAACGTCATATCAAGATCCGGCAAATATTGTTGAACACGCAATTAATTATAGAATGGATACCGCTAACGGTAATTTCGATGTGGGCGATTTCTTCACTGGAGAAGGTTTAGGTGATAATATCGGAATTATCGATGGGGACATAACACAATTAATGTCAATAAATTGTGAGGTAGGTATAGAGGCATTTGATTTAGATAGTCCACAATATTTTCTTTATAATGGTGAATTAATGGATCCAGAAGACCCATATTTTGCAACATATTTTAAGGACATCAATGGAAATTATGGTGCAACACCTATTGATTTAAAATTAGATATTAATGGTGCATTTATAAGACAATGTTTGAATTTCAGGTTGGGTGATTATTCACAAAAAGTTCCATTCTTTTTATGGGACAAAGGTGGAGAAGGTTTTGGTCCATATAATTCAAATGATGATAATCAACGTTGGGATAGAAAAGAAATTGCATCGATGAAATTACAAAGATTATTTTCTATTGGTGATAAGTCAAGTACCACAACCAACTACGTTATGAAAGATGGTGAAGAAGAGTATTTGTTAAAACCAATTACAATTAATCATAATACATTTTCATTTACGGGTAACACGACAAATGCGTTAGAAAGATTTGAAGTTGTTAGTTTAAGTGCTCCGAC